TCTCAAAGAAACAGCAAACAAATACTGGAAGAAGCGTAGTTACTTGTTCCAAGGCTTTGTTCGTGACAATCCAATCGGTGACGACAAAACTCCAGAGAATCCAATTCGTCGTTTCATCATCAGCCCGCAAATTTTTAACTTGATTAAAAATGCACTGATGGATCCTGAGTTGGAAAATCTGCCAACTGACTACGAAGGTGGTCTGGACTTTACTGTTAAAAAGACCAGTAAAGGTGGCTACGCTGACTACAGCACGTCCAGCTGGGCCCGTAAAGAATCTGCTATTACCGCAGACGAAGCAGCCGCAATTGAAAAATTCGGCCTGTACAATCTTGCTGACTTCCTTCCTAAGAAGCCCAGCGAAGCCGAACTGCGCATCATCAAAGAAATGTTTGAAGCCAGTGTCGACGGTGAAGCGTATGATCCAGAGCGTTGGGGTGCTTACTACAAGCCATCTGGCTTCAAGGGCAATGACGATGCGGCACCTGCTGCGCCGTCGGCACCAATGGTACAAGCTCGTCCTGCTATCGCAGCACCTGTGGCCAAACTTGCTCCGGCAATCACGGATGATGACATCCCAGCATTTGATGCTGATGAAACATCTACTCCAGTTGCAGCCGCTAAACCCAGCAGCCAGCGAGCAGAAGACATTTTGGCAATGATTCGTAATCGCCAAAAATAAGTAATTATCTATATATACCATGGAGCATATGCTCCATGGTATTCTAATATGAATATCTCTATTGTTTTTAATAATACCGGCGATTCTGTATCGTTCACTCCGGTGAACTATGATATAGCGTTATATTATGTCGAATGGTTGGACTCGATTAATAAAAATAATTTTTCATTTAGATCAGCTAATACTCAGTTAACTGATTTATTAAAGTCATTGGATGCTAGTATTAAAGATAATGCTTCTGTTATTCGATTATTGGGCGGCAGGCCGATGGCAACATATGATGAGTTAGGATATTTGAATCAAGATAACCTGAATGAATTGCATGCAGCATGGGCAAATTTACATCATCTACCATATGATATTAGGTCAAATCAACTATCTGCTAATATCGATATTGCAGCACTGGCTACTAAGATCTTGGCAGAATTTTCCGACGACAACTTAATTCCGGCAATAGACTCGGTACTGACTCATTTAGGGCTAATGGATAATTACGGTCTTATTAATACTTACATTCATCAAATTGAAGAAAATACCAGGCAAATGACTTTCAAGACCGATTCAAGGATTCAGACTGATAATATTTTTCCTAAATCTAGATTAACAAATAACATAAGTAATCTTCGCATTGGATTTAATCATCTAGGTCGTACTTTATATAATAAATTTGAAACATTTGATAATGAGTTAAAACATGACGATGAAAACTCATTCAATGAGTTAGTAGGTTATGTGGAGGTAATACTGGCAAAACCCCAGACAATTCCGCTTAGTGTTGAATATATCAATTGGTGTAAGAACCATAATAAAACACCATCAGGCAATCGATTAAATTTAGGTAATTTATCGGATATCGATACCAAGCTGACAGAATATCGACAAATATTCTATAGAAATATTAAAGACAAAAACACATTTTCGCTACAAATTAATTAAGGAACAATCATGGCAAAACCATTCGACGTAAGCAAATTTCGTAAAACAATCACAAAAAGTATTGAAGGCCTCAGTGTAGGATTCAATGACCCAACAGACTGGGTATCAACAAATAACTTTGCGCTGAACTATCTCATCTCGGGCGACTTTAATCGAGGTATTCCCTTAGGTAAAGTAACAGTATTTGCCGGTGAATCCGGTGCCGGTAAGTCATTTATCTGCTCCGGCAACATTGTCAAGAATGCGCAGGATCAAGGTATCTTTCCTATTCTGATTGACACCGAAAATGCTCTTGATGAGAAGTGGTTACATGCTCTGGGCGTCGACACTAGAGAAGATAAGTTGCTGAAACTTAATATGGCCATGATCGACGATGTGGCTAAAATGATCAGTGAGTTTGTCAAGGAATATAAAACATTACCTGCAGAAGGTCGACCCAAAGTCTTGTTTGTACTAGACAGTTTAGGTATGTTGCTGACACCAACTGATGTTAATCAATTTAACGCAGGCGATATGAAAGGCGACATGGGCCGCAAACCAAAGGCACTAACAGCACTTGTTCGTAATTGTGTAAACATGTTTGGCGACTTGAACTTGGGTTTAGTTGCAACCAATCATACCTACGCCAGTCAAGACATGTTTGATCCGGATGACAAGATCAGCGGTGGACAAGGCTTTATCTATGCCAGCAGTATCGTGGTTGCCATGCGCAAGCTCAAGCTCAAAGAAGACGATGACGGTAATAAGATTAGTGAAGTTAAAGGCATTCGTGCTGCTTGCAAGATTATGAAGACACGCTACGCCAAGCCATTTGAAAGTGTACAAGTAAAGATCCCTTATGAAACAGGTATGAATCCCTATAGTGGCTTAACTGATCTGATTGAAGGTAAAGAACTGTTGAAGAAAGAAGGCAACAGTCTTGTTTACACTACCAAAGACGGTGAGATTATTAAAAAGTTTCGCAAGGGATGGGAACGCAACGATGATGGGTGCCTGGACACTGTGATGACAGAAATTACCACAAATCCACATTTGATTTCCGGCCGCAAACCTGAAGAAGCGCCTGCGATTGTTGACGAGGTAACTGAAAGTGTAATGGAATAATGACAGTAGTAATTTGTTTTATAAAAATTTAAAACAAATTACTCTGGACTAATTACATTATCACAAGGAACAATACCATGAGTATAGATTTAGATGGATTGGGGGAAGTTTATCAAGCCCTTAAACAATATATTCCGCAAAAAGACAGGCAAGATGCCAGCGATAACCTAATGAGCATATTAGTTGACTTGTTGGGCGATGCTGATCTTGCTGAGTTTGCTGGAATTGACTCGTATACCAAACGCAGCTTGCAAGAGTTTGCGCCTGATATACTTGAAGACGACCAAGACGAAGACGACTACGAAGAATAACTATGTGGTATAATAAGGTCGTTGCAGATCTGGGTAATATACCAGCCTTCATTAATTACTATGAAAATGAATTAGTAGAGGGAAAATACGATTGCGGAGTCAAGGGCAATCTAGAAAAAAGCATCGCAGGATTGCCTGGCATCACCGAACATCGTTTTAATCAGCTGCAAGAAATTGAAGCAGTGCTCAACTATCTCAACATTCAATTGCGCAAGATCCGTAAGAAACATTTTCAAAAGTATTTGGAAAACTACAACAGAGCGCTGACCAGTCGTGATGCAGAAAAATATGTGGACGGCGAGGATGAAGTCATTGACTTCGAAACTATCATCAATGAGGTGGCACTTGTTCGTAATAAATGGTTGGGCTTGTTAAAAGGCATTGAAAGTAAAAACTTTATGCTGGGACATGTGACTAGATTGCGCACGGCTGGAATGGAAGATGTGGTCATATGAACATTTTTAAGTCTGACACAGACAGTCATCAACATAGTCTTGAGACGCTGAATCTCATTGCCAACTATGACGACTTCATGGACAGTATAACCACAATCTGTGACATGGGTTGCGGTGTTGGTCTCGATCTTGCGTGGTGGGCAACAAAAACTTATTTGGATGACAATGGCGCAGAGCGACCACATAATTATAAATGTTTGGGCGTAGATTTAGACCTCAGCAGAGCCGCCGTCAACACCGATAACATGCGCATCATGCAGGCCGACTTTGAAGAATACAATCAAAATATCCGAGCCGATGTCATATGGAGTCATGATAGTTTTAGGTATGCTACCAACCCATTGGGCACACTAAAAAATTGGAATCTGCAGATGAATGCCAACGGCATGTTGGTACTAATTGTGCCCCAGACTATCAATATTACCTATAACAAACCCGTTGTTCGCAGCTTGCCCGGAAATTATTTTCATTACACCATCACAAATTTGCTATATATGTTAGCAGTCAATGGATTTGATTGTCACGATGGACATTTTGTAAAACATCCAAATGATCCTTGGATTCATTGTGTGGTTTATAAAAGCGAACATGAGCCAATGAATCCAAAGACAACTTCTTGGTATGATTTGTGTGAAAAGAAGTTGTTGCCCGAAACTGCCATGAACAGTATTAAGACATTTGGATTATTGAAGCAAGAAGATATTCAAACTCACTGGCTCAGCGGCCAATTTTGTAACTGGAATCAAGTATGAAAATAGTATTAGTAACTGGTGGATTCGACCCACTGCACTCCGGACACATTTCCTATCTGACAGCAGCCCGACAACTCGGTGATAAGTTAATAGTGGGATTAAATAGTGATAAATGGTTGACTCGTAAAAAAAGCCGCCCGTTTATGCCTGTGACTGAGCGTCTGGCAGTGATAGAAAATTTACGCATGGTAGATCACTGCATCCTGTTCAACGACGATGATGGATCCAGTATTGAAGCCATTCGCAATGTACAGATGTTGTATCCCACCGATGAAATCATCTTTGCCAACGGCGGCGATCGAACAGCCGCCAACATTCCCGAAATGGTGGTGCAAGATGTGATTTTTAAATTTGGCATAGGCGGCGACGACAAAAAGAACAGCAGCAGCTGGATACTGGAAGAATGGAAAGCCCCTAAAACTAGTCGAGCATGGGGATACTATCGTGTGTTGCACGAAGTGGGCGCCAACACCAAACTCAAAGAGCTCACGGTCATGCCCAAGACCTGTTTGAGCATGCAACGCCATGATTTAAGACAAGAATTTTGGTTTGTGGCGGAAGGCACAGCCACAGTGTACACTCTGGACGAGCGTAGTACAGACCGAGATATCAAATGTTATCTAGATGTACATGAACACACTTTTATCGAATGCCGTGAGTGGCACCAGCTGTGCAACGAAACCGATCGACCGTTAAAGCTGATTGAGATTCAGTACGGCCAAGATTGCGTAGAAGACGATATTCTACGCAAATAACTTTATCAGTTATTAATAATAATGACGCCTGTTTTGATCTTGTCTGCTTTCGCGGACGATTTCAACAACAGTGGTCATAAATTTATAAATTGAAGTTAG